AAGCCATCTGTTCGGCGTTCGAGGCTTCCGTCATCACTCCGTAAGAATCATTCTTCTTGAAAATGTCGGTCTTTTTGACCTGCGCAAGCTCGACACCGGCAGGCCCCATGATCTCGACGGACACCTTGCGCACGAGGTTATCGCGCACGCCCATTTCGTAAAGGCGGGCAAACCGCTTGTATCCGAACGAGTAAGACTTGTTGAGGAGGCCGAAACGATCCGCCGCCGCCGCCTCGTTCCCCTCGTAAATGCCGACCTTGCCTTGCACGTCCTCGACGCCTTTCTGTTGGCTTGTGACACCCGACGCCTTTTCCCAAATCGTCTCGAGGAGCTGGAAGATTTCGATCGGCGTCTTGATGGAAGGCACTTGCATGAATTGGACCATCTTCGTGACGTCCACCCCTTCGCCCGCGACTTTGATGATGCCATCGCGGCGATACTTGAGTTGCCCGAGGTCTTGGACCGCCGACACGTTCACGACCTTCGTCGGGCGATTGACCGCCTCACCGTTGTCGAGGGCCTGGTTTACCGCCACATCCTGCGCCATCAGGACTTCGCGCACAAAGTCGCAATAGCTTGGCGTCCAGAATTCGGTCAGGTCAGGGAACGCCGCCCATGTCCAGAAAGGCCACATCGCTTGAGGATACTCGTCCGTGACAGGGAACACCTCTTCAAGCTCTTGGCACCGGATCACCGCGCCGGAATTGGTCATGAGGAGGTAATAACGCTGACCGTCAAGCGTGGTACACCAACGCCAGAACTTCCACTTGCCTTTGCTCATGTGAAGCTGCTTGCTCTGCGTGTTCTGGTCATACGTGCGACTGCGCTTGTTAGTCTCTTCCTGCGTGCCCTCGTCGCCGTTTCCCTCGCCCTGCAAAAGCGTCTCGATCTCTTCCTTGATGTAGTTTTTGTCGTCTTTCAGCTTCTCGAGCTGCTTGCGGTTCAATGAAACGGAAAAGGAGCCGAGGTGGTCGGCTTGCTCAATGTCAATACCTCCACAATCGGGGTCGATAAGAAAATCGTACACGTCGATCGGCTCGAGGTGCGCGCGGTATTGCCCACCGATCGAATCGGCGTAATACGCGTAAACGGCGCGCCCGTAAATGATCGCCTGTTTCTTGCCCACGATATCTTTGATGTCCCAATTATCAAGCTCTTGGTCGATCTGGCGCAGTGCGTTTAAACGCTCAACGCGCTTCGTCTGCGAGTTCTTACGCTTCTTGAATTTGAAAACAAGAGGATTGTCGATTTTAGAAAGAAGCGTATGCACGAATTCTTGCATACGCGAAAGCTGGACCGACGAGCGTGATTCAAGGATTTTCTTGTCGCTCGCATAATACATTTCCTCGTTCTTCTGCCAGTTGCCTATTTTCGGCTGGCGGAACATCCGGGCTTTTGGGATGTCCTGCAACGCTTTTTCCTTCACTTTTCCCAAAAGTTCGACAGTCATAGCAGAAAAAAAGGATAAAAAGATCAAATTCCAATCTCAGGATACATGGTTTCGTCTTCCGGTTCCACCTCACGCTTTGTCTCGACTTTGGGATGCGTCGCAAAATCCTTCATTTGCCAAGCGATCGCGCACGCGGTCAGGAGGTCGAAGTGGCGCGTCGTGAGACGCGGGTCCGTCTGCGTTTCCATGAGGTCGTTTCGGGTATAGTTCTTCGCTTCCGCGATCAAAGCTTTGTCCGAAAGCTGCAAGTGCCCATCGTTCACGGCCTTCACCAAGTTGAAAATCATCTTTGGCTTCGTCGCCGAATTGGTATGCCAGCCATACGAGGTGGGCGGCGCGACCATGCCCGCCTTGGAAGGGGCGGGTTGCGTCTTAAAGAGGTTGAGGCCGAGTGTCTTGCCGCGCGAGATCGTCGTGCCGCCTTGGTCATTGCGCTCAATCGCGCACAAGGGGAGTCCGAAATACTCGCCTTCGCGCTTGATCTCGTCACCGAACGTATCGGGCTTGATCGTATTGCTTGCGAACGTTGCGACCACACGGGCAGGGATCACGTCGAAGTCGATGAACACGGACGTCGAGCTATCAAGGCCAACGCCATGCGAGACGTCGTGCCCGGAGGCGTAGCGGTGCGACGCATCGAATCCTTTGAACATCTTGAAGTCCGCAATAACCTTGATCGGCTCGAGCGGCACCATCGCGTCAAGCGTCTCACGGTCAAAGATGATGTCGCGCGCGGCGGACGGGCGGCACATACGCTCGCCCTCAAAGTCGTCGTCGTCGGTCTTCATCTGCTCGATCTCCTCAACCGTGTAACGATCCCACGTCGGCACGCCGTCGATCATGATCGGGGTAAGCATGACGATCTTGCGATCGGACGGTTTCGTGACAAGCGTGTGGACGTTTCCCATCTCCGAAATGTAGTTGCACGTGTAGATACAGCCTCCGCCTTTCGCAAGACCCGTCCGCGCCTCTTCCATGTTTTCCCAAATCGCAATGCCTTTCTTCGCGGAGCGGAGCGTGGCGCGGTTCTCGAAATCCTCGAACCAAACGAAGTCAGGACGCGATTCCTCTTGCAAAGCACCACGTTGGGAAGAGCCGACCGTATCGGCATAGACCTTGATGCCGGTCGAAGTCGTGAAAGACGACATCGTTTCTTCACGCTTCGCACCGGTCTTCGCGAAGATTTCAGGGTAGAGCGCGCGCATCTGCGGCGCGACGAGCATATTGTAAATGTCCGTCGAAATCTGCATTGAGTTCGTGCCATCAGCGGAGAGGACACGAAAATACTTGCGCGTGCGGTTCATGTCGTTCGAGATCACGAACGCGACGAAGAGCTTCGTGCGCGAGGTCTTGGCCGCACCCTTGAACGCGCCATTGACGAACTGATCCATCTCACCGCGATAAATCCGCAGGTTGTTGAGGTCAAAATCAAAATGGAAAGGCGCATCCTTTGAGGAACAGTATTGAGGAAAGAGGTGCGCGATCCAAATACGGAATTTCATTAAAACAAGCCTATTCGCATCGTGTTTATCGAATGCGAATAGGCTTTTTTTGGCGGCCATGTCGGAGCCGTCAAGGATTTTTTTGATCGAGGAGGTCATTCAAAAGAGCGTCAGATTTTTTCTTTTTGTCGGGATCGACAAGAGGAGCGCCGTCCGCACCGGTCAGCTCGGAACGCGAAGACCATTCATCCTTGCCCAAACGCTCGACGACAAATTTCGCCGTGTCCTGCTTGATTTTCACGAGTCCGGTATCGGTCGCAACATACTTGATCGGATTGCCCTGTTCATCTTTTTCCCTGGAATGCTCAAGCACTTTTACGGGCATTTCAAGCATCTCTTCCAACACCTGCTCGCCGCGCTTGCGCATATTGTAACGGCGACGCAATCCATCGAACCAATCCGTCTGCGCAACGGTGTCACAAAAAGACTCCGCATAACCGGCTTTTCTTGCGGAATTCGTAGCATCCCCGAACGTATCCGATTCGGGGTTGATATACGCCTCCCACAACGCGGCTTGTTGGGGAGTGAGGGCTTTTTGCTGCGGCATGGATCAAAAAATTAAATCTGCTTGCGACGCTTGAGCGGCGCAGGACCGCCAATCGCGGCAAGACGCTTAGGACCAAAAGGCTTTTTCAGTTTTTTCGTCTCTTTGCCAGGGGAGGGACGAGCAGCAGGAGAGCATGACTTGGAACCTTTCATACAAAAAAGAATATTTAATTAAAGGGAACATATCGCGAGTATACACGATTACCGTTTCAATCTCCATTCGAGGACCCAGAACGGATGAGGCTCGGAATCGCCGTGACGGAAAAAAACCTCCCTGATTTTGATCGAATCAGGGTCAACTTTTTTGTCCGCCGCGAGGGTGGAACGCCCTTTCTCGGCAGCGGCCAAATTCGAGAAGGTCAAGGATCGAAGATCGTACTTGTGCATATCATCATGCGTCGGAAAATAATTAGACTTGCCACAGACCACCACACCCGACGCCCTCCTCAAGCGTCGCAAAAGGAAGGCTCTTGCTCATGCGTTTAAACACCATCCTCACACCCTCCCTAACCTCGATCGTAAGGTGCGTTTAAACGTTTTAAAAGATAGTACCAAAAGATAGTACCGCTATAGAGAAGGGGAATTCGGTACTATGAACCGAATATCCCCCCTCTATCTCTCTGCGTTGGAAATAATAGGCCCGAACCTCGGTACTATTATTTCCGCTAGACTAAGCCCTGGTTTTTGCCTCGGTACTATAAATCCTTTCTCGGTACTATGTTTCGGTACTATCTGAAAGGGGTCAAAAGATAGTACCGAACATAGTACTTATGCCCAAAAACCCCAATGTTTTTTTTTAGCCTTCGGTACTATCTTTTTTTCTTGGCTAACCTTAGCCCAGATTTTGACCTTTTTTTCTGTCCAAACTGTTTAAACGTATCAGTCGGTCGTTTCCGGCTGATTGTTTAAACGCATCGCCGCGACCATCTTATAGACCCCTCCCTTGCCCTCCTCCTTCCCGATCAGGTTCCGGTTCTTGAGGACGGCGAGGGTGTTCTTGAGGGAGGAGTCGGGCACGTTGATGAGTTCGTCAGACAGTTCGGCCTTCGTCTTCGGACCCATGCGGAGGATGGTCAGTACCCTGTCCTCGAGCTTCTTGTCCTTGTTCCAAAAGTCGCTCTTCCCCTCCTCGAATCGCACGTGGTTTTCGGCATAGACGATCCTCATGTTGATCGGCCTCGATTTGGCCCCTCCGTTGAACTTGCGGTGGAACATCCCGAGCTGCCTTGATTTCTCGCCCATGACCGCGTTTAAGGTCGTCTTGTCCTCGTCTTGGTCCTCCTCGCCTTGGATATTCCAGGTGTTGCGGGCCAGGTTGTGCCAAAAGACGCTGCCGAACGCCTTATCCTGCTTTACGCCTTCCGTCTTGACCACGTGGGCGATCGACAGACTTGTGATATTGAGCGATTTGAGCGCGTTATAGTATTTGCTGGCCGCTTCCGCCTTCTCGGGTTCAGAACCGCACGCAGAGGCCACAGAATCGACCAGGATGAGCGCAATGTTATGTTCACGGATGATCTTCTTGAGGGCCGGGATAATCGTGTGCAGAGGCGCGCCCTGCGGGTTCAGATAGCGGATGCAGCGCTTGGCCGTCTTGGGGTCCAATTTGAGCTTTGGGTCCGCGCACAGCTTCGAGAGGCGAAAGCTGGCGGTCTTCTCATTGTCCTCATAATCGACGAAGAGCGTGCCGCCGACCTCTTTCGGCGTGAAGCCAAGGAAAGGCTCGCCCGTCGCGAATGAGAGGGCCAGACGCAAGCAGAAATACGTTTTGCCGGTTCCACCATCCCCAAAGAGCAGGTTGGCCCCATCTTTGACCAAGAACGGATCGAACAGGATCGGCGCTTCCTCGTCGGCCACCTCGGCCAAATCCAGCGAGAGGTCGCGGCTTGACAGGTATTCGAGCGTGGCCGTGATCGCCGTCGAGAACAGCATATCCCACGGCAACTCCTTTCCTAACGCCTGCTTGAGCTGGCGGGCGAACGATTCGCGGGTGGAAA